ATACATTACTTATCTTTGTTGTTGATTTTTGTGAATACTCAGTCATAACTTTGTCTAAGCATCCATCTGTATTTGCTTCCCATGCTTTGCGAAACTTCTTAATGATTTCACCATCAAGTGTTGTATAAACTAAACTGTTACCTTCTTTCTTAACAAGTTCAGCCTTCTCAATCATATCTAATAGACCTGAGTAAGGGCTCATACCTGTTTCATAAGGAATCTTAACTTGTACTGATTCAAATGGTTTCGCATAGCGAGTTTTCATAATCTTACATGCCGCACGAATACCTCGCACATCACTAATCTTATTACCATCTTCATCTTCTTTAAGTTTCAGTTTCTTCATAGCAACAACAATACTTGATGCGTAAACGAAACCTTGACCGCCTGAGATTTTATCATCTGGATCAAACATATCTTGACTAGCATATGTATGATTAGTAGCGACTAAGCCAATACCCAATGAACCAAACATATTAACACAGTTACGAACAAGTGCGGTTAGTGCTTTGGGCTTACGACCCATGTCACCTTTCATATCACCTGCTTCAAACTGATTAACGTCAGTTGGTGTCAACAACATACCTAATGAGTCAACCACGAACAATACCTTAGGACGTTCTGCCTCCGGTAGTGCTTTGTAATCTTTAACGAACATAGAAATAGTTTTTCCTACCTCGTCAATCATTGCCATGTTTAGTTTTAATAGTTTATTATCAGCAGTATCTACACCAAGTGCGTGTAGCCATGCTTCGTCAAGGGCATTTTCGGAGTCAACTAAGACTACAAAGATTCCTTGTTCTTGTGCGTGTCTGACGAGGTTTCCTGAGCAGATGAACGATTTTCCTGCGCCTGACTCTCCGGCAAAGACAGTAACTTTACCAAGAGGAACGCCTTTATTAAAATCACCGCTAATGAGATAGTTGAGAGCATAATTTCCTGTCGAGATCCAATCAGTAGGATCGTTAAATCCTATTGATAGACCTTCAATACTTTTTGTAATGTCCTTGCGGAACTTACTAATGTCAAAAGGTTTTGCCATTTAACTATCCACTTCCATTGATAGTGCTTCTTTGATTACTTCAAGGAGTTCTGCTTCTGTACTGCACATAACCTTACAGTTTTTCCAATCGTTCTCTTTGTCTCTTCCACCCACTTCAATCATAAAGCCGTTGTCATAACGATTGATAGTAAATGATTCATTTACTTTTGCTAGTTTGTTTAATTTCTTAGCCATATTATTCCTTATTGTTTGTGTATGCCGTTAGTATATACGCTAAACGGTTGTTTGTCAAGCATATCTGGACATTTATCTGTCATCATATCGATATCCCAATCAGTGGGGAAGTGTCGTAATGCGGTCCTTGCTTTATCTCTTATAAGACTAGGCACTCTAGGTGTCTTGCCAGGATCGCACAACTCTTCCAACAACTTCTTGCCCTGCTTTAGGGCACGGTATCGTTCGTCTGGTAGTGTCATGGAGTTCTCCTTAGGAAGGGGCAGAAGCCCCATCACCTATTAAGACTTTGTTTGTCTAGCACGAATCATTGCTAGAATGTCTTGTGCTTTGTCACTTGATGTACCAGCTGCCGGTACACTAACAGGTGCAGTTGTTGCTACAGGTTCATCTTCCCATGGAGCTGAAGTTTCTGCTACGGGTGCAGTTGCGGGTGCTCTAGTTTCAGTAGTAGCTGTTGTTTGTGCCGCGGTCGCTCCTGCAGGTGCTTCTAATCCATATGGACGATAGTAACTACCCCAACGCTCATTATCAAAAGGTTGACCATCAACTGATGCCTCAAACATTTCTTTGATAACTCGCAACTCTGCTTCAGTTGGCTTCTTAGGCAAGAAGTCAGCTAAGTTAAACAAACCATGTGCTTCAATAGCGGCTTGTTCTGCTTCTGTCAATGGGCTTTCTTTACGTGCCCAGTTACTTGTAGAATAATCTGCGTAACCACCTTTACTTGTTTTCTTAACGTTGAAGTCAAGACCACGCATAAGGTCTGTTGGCAATTCTTCCATTTCAGGATCCATCAAACTAGATTTGATGATTGTGAAAATCTGTGGACTGATAACAAATCTACGAATAGGATTCGCAGGTGTCTTGTCATCACCTAGTGGGTTTTGACGAACAAAACCTTGGAATAGATAACTGCGTTTCTTCCAATACTTGTTTGCCATTTCTTTCAATGTTTCATCTTTATACCAAGGACGAACTTCTGCTAGTACAGGGCAAGCATCGCCATACATTTCCATACACGGAACTTGTACAACTGTTTGCTTAATGTTAGAATCACCCTTTACTCCATTGAATGGGAGTTTGATAATCTGACGTTCAACCCAGAAGAACGTGTTAGAACTATTCGCATCTGGTAAGAAACGAATAGCGGCAGTTGTGCCTTCGTCCATGTTCCAATGTGGATAGATTGAGTTATCAGATTGAGTTCCAGAACCCTTGTTGTTTGATTTGTTGTCTTGTGCCGCGATACGGGCACGAATGTCTGCTAATGATGCCATGATATTTTCCTTATAAAATTGAGATGGTCTCGTTTTTTAATATTCGCTACTTCCCTATGAAGTAACTAACATTAGAGATAGTATAGCAAAACTATCTCTCAATGTCAATAGTATTTATCCCGTTTGTGGGTAAACACATTTTTTTCTACGGTTTTTTACCCTTTTATATAGGGTAGTCCGATTAGGTTATCCAACATACGTGAATATGTTTTGTCTAAACTTTCTTTAAACAATTCAGTTTGAACTACTTCTTGTTCTAAATTCGATTTAACGTCATTTTCCATCCAGTCAGCGACTTCTTTAGGTGATACCGGTGTAGAGTCATCACCCAAGTTATATAACTTAGGTAAATATTTTATTAACATATCCTGAATCTGTTTATCCGAGTATCCGTTTTGTTGGATAAATGAGACATATTTATTTTTAAACATGGTAAATAATCCATATATATGGTCGTCTCTCCACTCATTGTAATCACTATTGTCCTGAGTTGTTATGACACCTTGTTTATTAAGAATTTTGGTATCTTCTTTCAGTTGCAATTCTCCTTGAGGCTGAGGAGCTATAGTCGGGGAACCGCCGGGTGGGCGTTTACCTGCTATCCAAGGGATACTTGCTTTTCGTTTTGTGCGGGCTATTAAATCATTTACATTAAGTACTTCTTGCTCAATCTGTTTTCGCATACCTATAATAGCATTTTTTTCTTTTTCTATTTCACTATCAAAATTATCAATCTGTTTTTGATAACCTTGAACTATATCAGAATACTTTTTAATTTCTTCAGCAGAATTTTTAGCCATTAGTTCAGATGTTTTAGTCAGGTCTTGAATTTCTTTACTTGAAGTTTTTTTGTATGTGTTAGTATCATCAACATAATTTGCAAATCTTTCTTCTTTACTATCCAAATCTTGTTTTGTTTTTTCAAGCTGTGCGGCAACTGCATTATAATTAACATTTGCTTTATTTTGAATATTATTTACTAGATTTTGTAACTTCTTAACATCAGCATCTTCTGCACCATTACTATTAGCCAAAGCACTAATCTGTTGTTCTATCTGTTTGTATTTTTCTGGATCCATGCCAGGCTTAGACTTCAGAGCTTCTAAATCTTTTTGTAGCTTCTCTAACTCATCAGCACTTACTTTAGCCTTCTGTTGTCTATCTGCACTACCAGTTGTTAGTGTACCACTTAGTTGTTTCAGTCTTTCAACTTCACGGTCAGTCTCTTTTGCTTGTTCTTCATAATCTTGTAACTCTTGACCAATTGACTTAATGGCATTTTGCTGAGTGTTGATTAAATTATTTTGTGCCGCATCAGTTTTTTGTTGTTGGGTAGCCTTATCAGCTATGTATAAAGATAGTGCTTGTTGGCTATCATAGCCAGGAAACCTCAGCATGGCTCTCTGCATTAAATCGTTATCTAACGATAATGCAGGACCTTTTGGTGCTTCTCTCAACAATGACGATATTTTCATATTACTTTTTTAACAAACGTCTAATAGTGTCTAGGTCGTCCTGACCTTCTGTTACAGGTTCTTCTTTTTTGCTATATTTGGCACGAATATTTTGCATTGTTTTTTCGCTAGCATGTTCTTGACCAGCTTTACGTAGTGCATCCATACCATCTTCACCATACTTCTTGTCACCTAAGTATGCTTGTAGTGCGCTTTCATCAACTTCTTCACCAGCTCTAAATCTCTTAACCATTGCTTTAAGTGCTTCAAGTTTGTCATCAGGTACATCCATAAAATGATTGTGTCCCATTTTCTTTGATGCTTTATCTAACGCAGTAAAGTGATCCATTTTATCATTATTTTGCTTTGTATCACTTCTCAATGAACTATCAGCTTGACCCATATCAACTTCATCAACTTCTTCTTCCTTGAAGATACCCAAATCTTTTCCACCTTTGGCAAAATCACCAACCGGATCACCTGAGTTAGTTCTTGCTAATTGTTTTGCTTTGGCATCAAATTCAGGCTTCTTACCAGTTTGCGGTACACCGGCTTTCTTTTGTAAATCTTTTAATAAATCTT